CAGAACTTCTTTGCCTTTATTGTTTATGGCTTTCAATGTATAGGCCACATAAAAATTCCCAGATTATCTCAATCAAGGACCGGGTTGCTAAAAGGTTCCTTAAAAGGATAAAGTTTTTTTACAAAAACCTACCCGAGTGGTTAACAATCCCAGTGGTAAATGGCAGACCCGGGGATCTAGGTACTGTGACTGAAATGGAGTTTTCAAATGGATCCCTAATCACATCAATGCCTACCACAGAAGATTCTGGACGTTCTGAAGCTGCCTCACTATTAATCATAGATGAGGCTGCCATCGTAAGATGGGCTAACGTAATTTGGGCATCTGCATTCCCAACCTTATCTACAGGGGGTTCTGCAATATTAGCCTCTTGTGTAACAGGTGATACGATTATTATAGGTAAAAATGGTAATTTTAGGATTGACTCTGTTTGCCCAAAACAATTTGGGAAGATGGATATATCTCACCTGGGCTTAGAAGTTTTATCCCATAGGGGTAAATGGCAGAAAGTATTGGGCTCAGTTAACAAAGGCCTACTAGAGACCTGGGAGGTAGTAGATAGTAGGGGTAATGTACTTAAGTGCACCCCCAGACACCGACTCTACACCCCCCATGGTTGGAGAACTGTAAAGGATATTATGGATAGAGATCTAAACATAATAACCTATGATACCGGGATTAGTAACCTGGAAGAACCACCCATTACCATTCCCCCCAAAGTAGAGATTCTAAAACCCATAAAAGATTTCCCAAACTATATGATCTCTAACCTGGGTAAAGTTTACATAAATAAAAGGGGGGAGCTAATAGAGAAAGAAGGCTCAATTAACAATAGGGGATACAGATCAATCAGACTCTGGGATAGGTGTTCTAAAAAGAGTATGATGATATCCAACTTGGTATCAACTCATTTTATTGGAGAGATACCATCAGGCTATGTAACAGACCATATAAACTGTAACCCTTTAGATAATTATCTTACAAACTTACAAATAATATCCATAGCCGATAACGGTAAAAGAGCTGCAAAGTTTTCCAGGGGTATGATAGTTGGGGGTAGGATAGGTAAGGGTTTTGCTAATATAAAACTAATTGGACAGATACGAGAAGATGACTTACTAGGGATCAAGAGGAGTTTAATAGCGGATAACAGGGGAGTACCAAGGCCCTATGTAACCAGGGTTTTAGATAACTCAAGGGTAAACAATGTTCAAATTTCTAAACTTAAATTAGTAAGGAAATATCTTGATAACATCTATGATATCTGCGTTGAAGAGGATGAGTCTTACTTAACCAACTCACTGTATATCAACCATAACACGCCGTACGGAGTAGGTAACTTCTTTCATAAAACCTGGGTTGGTGCAATGGCAGGAGATAAAGGGCCAACAGACTTTAATCCTATTCGTTTAACCTGGGATATGCACCCCGAACGGGATTTAACCTGGTATACCATGATGGCCAAGAAGTTGGGGCCAAGAAGAACAGCCCAAGAAATTGATGGTGACTTCCTTGCATCTGGAAACACCGTATTTGATCTTATGGATATCAAGGCAATTGAAGATGCCATAGAAGAAACCGCTCCTTGGAAAACCCTGATGAGTGGTAATTTAGTTTATATAAACCCCCCAAAACCCGATACCCGGTATTGGATGGGTGCGGACATTGCTTCGGGTAGAGCCCGAGATTATTCTGCTTTTTGTGTCATGGATAGGCAAGGTACAGAACATGCATATTACAAGGGTAAGATACCAGTTGAGAAATTTGCTGAACTACTTATCAAGGTTGGTAGAGAATATAACTTTGCTGAGATAGCCCCAGAATCAAATGATATTGGGTTAGCTGTTACTAAACTGTTACAAATTAACGGGTACCCTAACATCTACTACTCTGAAAGGTTATTAAAAGAAAAGGGGGAATCCAGACCTAAGATACAAAAAGAGCCAGGATGGTATACTACTTCTAAGACTAGGCCTATTATTATTGATGAGTTAGAAAGTGATATGAGGGAAGAATTAGTGGATATCAGAAACCCATTCTTTGCGGCTGAGGCCTACACTTTCATCTATGACTCAGCTAACCGGCCAGTTGCAATGGGTAAAGAAAACAAGAATGGTACTGAAAGTGATTTAGAACTTGGGGATGAAGATTTCTCTGATGACTCCATCATTGCTGAGGCCATAACTAATTATATAAGAAAAGGTAGGATGAATAACGTAATTATAGCTCCAAAATAAATAACCATGAATCTACTTGATAAATTAAACCCTTTTAAAAGTAAGGTGGTAGTTCCCAAAGAGTCGGTACCTGCTAACCTACCCGGGAGAGTAAGTAGCCCAAACGTACCAAACATCCCGGGGCTAAATAACATATTAGACTCTGACAACCTTCAATTCAGAGAAATTAAACTGGCCATTCCCATCATACGGAACCTGACCAGGTTTAATAGTGAAATGGGGCTTGCTCTGAATGACAATGTACAATTAACCAATACCGGTCATAAGATTGTATTTGATAAAACAATTGACCCAGAGGTTATTGATGCTATGCAAGCACACATTGCTACCGTACAAAAGAGATGGGGTGATGGGGTAGATGGTATGAGGGGGTTAGTAAATAAACTTATTGCCCAAGTTTGGATTGCGGGTGCAGTATCTGGAGAATGGGTACCAAACTCAGACCTTACGGGAATTTCTAATATGGTTTTGGTAGACCCTGAGACAATTATCTGGAGATTTAACCGGGTAACAATGAGGTATGAATGTTACCAAAAGCCCTTTTTCGTATTTGACCTGGGTAAAGATGAAACAAACATAAAACTTAACCCCTACACCTATAAGTACTTTGGTATGAATGGTGACCAAGAAATCCCTTATGGTATACCCCCCTTTATCACTGCTTTAGAGGCTATAGATACCCAAAAGGATATGAACAAGAATTTCAAGTTTATAATGAAACAGCTTGGGGCTCTGGGGTTTGTAGAAATGTTAATGGAGAAACCTAGCCAAAACAATGGGGAAAACTCTGACACCTACCAAAAACGATTAGATTCTCTCCTGCTTACTGCTAAGAACTCCATGGTCAGTGGGATGACAGATGGTACCATAGTTGGTTATAAAGGGGATCATGAATTTAAATTCAATGGTACCAATAAAAACCTTTCTGGGATTAGTGATGTAACTAATGCAAATGGTAGGAGAATTGCTAATGGGCTTAAGACTCCCCCAGTATTCTTATCAGTGGACGGGGGGATTGGTTCCGAAACTGGCATGACAATTATATTTACAAAGATGTTAGCACAGCTCGGTAATGTACAAGCTGTTATAGCTGCGTTTCTAGAGTATGGTTACAGCTTAGAGTTAAGATTAGCCGGTTACCAATTTGATTATCTACATGTAGAGTTTAATCCATCTACAATTACGGATGAGTTAAAGGCTTGGCAAGCAAATGAAATTAAACAAAGGGTAACTCGTACTTTATATTGGGATGGTATCATTTCCCAGGAAGATTACGCTGAGGCTTTCGGATATGATGAACCAGATCAAGAAGAACCAAGGGACCCATTATTAGGACAAACAATCCTACAAGAAGCTAAGGATGCCCAAGACAGACAAAAACAAAAAGATGCCTCAGACAAAAAAGTAAGAGACAAAAATAAACCTCAAGGTACTGTTAAGAAATAATTCAATACTAAACCTTTAATCTTTAAACATAACAGCCATGCCATTTGATACAATTACCCTCTGCGGGGCACATTCCATTATAAGGAATCACGTCCCCAACAAACTACCCTTAGCCGCACTGGTTGATGATAGGATTGAAAAATTCATGGAGGTAGATAAATTTGGGCTATTCGATGCTTCATCCCCAAACTACACAACCTACTATCCTGATGTTACTCCAGAAGACTTTGTCCCAAAAGCTGAGGACTTTGTTCAACCGGTATTCCGGTTACTTTCCAACGTCACTGTAAACAAACTTTCCAACCCAATTTACTTTCCTGCAGACATTCTCAAAGCAAGTATGCAGATGTTAGTGGGCCAAACCATTAACGTAGATCATGAAACGGCTACGGGTAATGCCATTGGGGTTGTCTCAGATGTATTCTGGCAAGAATCCTACAAAGATCCTTGTGGGGTTACAGTTCCTGCTGGGATAAATGGTAAGTTTATGATTGATGCTAAATCTAACCCAAGACTTGCCCGGGGTATGATGATGACCCCCCCATCAATCCACTCCAACTCGGTAACCATCAACTTCTCCTGGGAAAAATCCCATCCTAAAATGACTGATGAGGAATTCTGGGGGGCACTTGGTACCACAGCTAAAGATGGCCAACTTGTTCAAAGGGTTGCTAATGGTATCCGTGCTTACTTTGAAACCTCAGTAGTACCTCATGGTGCTGACCCCTTTGCTCAACAAGTCCGGGATGGTAAGATTGTTAATCCAGGGTATCCACAGGCTTTATACGGATCCTTCTCTTCTACAGATACCACCAAGGTGCCTAAGGCTGAGAAAGAATCACAGAAGTTTTTCACTTTTAACTACAAGGATACAGAATCGTTCAAGCAACAATTAACAATACCAAACTCATTAGATAACATACATAATAATAACCAAAATCATTCTGAAATGAACGAAGCACTTCTTTTATTCCTTACTACAACCTTCGGTTTTAAAGCCGGAGATGTAACAGAAGAAAACTACCAGGAGCTCGTTCGGAATGCAGTTACAGGATTACGTACCGAGTTGGATACCGCTAAGGCATTACAGACCCAGGTTACGGAACTTTCCCAAAAAGCCACAGCCTTGGAAACAGAAGTGGGTACCCTTAAAAGTGCCAATGCTTCCCTTACCGCAGAAGCTGAGATTGGGAAAGAAACTGTATCACACCTCCGAATCGATGCTTTACGTCTGTATGGCATAACTGCCAAAACCCCGGATGCCAATATCCAGGCACTCATCAACACCAGTGATTTCAAAACTGTGAAAGCTCTTCACGCCCAGTATGATAAACTCACTGAAGGTATGTTTAGATCATCCTGTACCAAATGCGGTAGCACGGATATCACCAGAGCTTCTGCTCAGATGTCAGACCCAGAGGGTGGTGGTGGAAGTGGTACTCCCCATGCAATCAAAACCAATGCTGAACTCATCGCTGAGAACCGTACCAACCGTAGACACACGGGAATCCTTTTTCAAGGAGAGAAAAAATAGTTTTTAACTTTATAATCCTTAGTATTATGAACTCAGTAATTGGTGATATAACCAAAACCAGTATCTTAAAATCGGAATCCGGGAAATTAACCCAGGAGTTCCCGATCCAAAAAACCAAAGTAACCATCGTTTCCAGTGTTGCACTGGTGGCAGCTGATGTGGTTACTGTTATTGTTGATGGTAAATCCACCGCAGCAATTCCATTTACAACGGATGCCAATACCACTTATGCCTTGATTTTGGCTGCTATCATAGCTTTGCCAACTGTTGCAAGTGCTACCTGGAATTTAGGTTTACTTACCTTTACCATCGTACCTTACAATCAGGTGAATCCAGGGGTATTCTCCACTATCACCCACGGGGGTGGTACTGCAGTTCTCACAACCACTCTTGCCCTTTCAACCCTGTTAAAAGGACAGTTGGTTAAGTTGGATGTGGATGGTACTATTATCCCATTGGCAGCCGGTGACTCCTTTATTAAAATCATTGGAGTTGCTATGCAATATGGTATTGGTGGGGACATCATCTCTGTAATCCTCCCAGGTGCTGCCATTGTAATGGCAAAAGCAGGTATCGTATCTCTATTACCTGGCCCAATCGCTTATGCGGGTATTGATGCTGCCTCCGGTAAGATGTTGGTAACAAGTACCACGGTAACTGCCAACACTAACTTCATCGGTTGGTCCATTGATGCAGGGGTAGCAGTAGGGGACGATGTTCGTATCGTATTAGCAGCTTAATTATTAACCCAGAAAAAATACACCATTCTCATGAATATCGAACAATACGAAAAGAGTAAATACGGCAAGGGCTTAGTTGAGGAAGCTTTTCGCTATGCTGAATCAATCCGCTCCGACAGACAGAATCCCCGGGACATTTCCTTCGCTGAGGTAATCCAGGAAAAATTCAATGTCTCCATGGATTCTTTCTTCAACGACCTGGGTATCGATCCAAACTACGATACAGTACAAAACATCGTTACTCTTCCGGACTTAAACGTTCGTTGGATTATCCCAGAAATCTTCCGTGAAGCTCTCCGCCTTGGTTACCGTAAAGCACCAATCTGGCCGAACATCATTATATCGGAAGAACAGATCTCCCAGTTATCTGCGGTTATGCCAAAGATCAATATGTCAGATGCTGCTCCCCGTCGCGTATCAGAAGGTGAAACTATCCCATTGGGTGAAATCTCCTATGGCTCGAAAGTTTTCAAAATCTACAAAATTGGTAGGGGTATTAAAATCTCTGATGAAGTTCGTCAGTTTGCCTCCCTTAATGTAGTATCCATTTTCCTTCAGGATTTTGGGGTTAAGTTTGGTCAGGCTATGGACACTCTTGCTATCAACACCCTTATCAATGGGGAACAGGCTGATGGTTCTGAATCCTGCCCTGTTATTGGTACCACCACTGGGGTACCTGCAACAAAAGCCTACAATGACTTCCTGAGAATCTGGATCAGAATGGCTCGCTTGGGTAGAAACCCAAACACCATCATCGCCGGTGAAGATTCCGCAATTGCCACTCTGGGATTAACCGAGTTTAAAACTCCATACCTGGGCCAACCAATCGCCAACATCGATTTGAAAACTCCAATCCCTGCAAAAAGCAATTACTTCATTCACTCTGGGGTACCTGCAAACCAGGAACTGATCTTGGACCCAACAGTGTCCATTATCAAATTCAATGCTATCCCATTGAAGGTAGAATCCGAAAGAATCGTATCGAACCAAACCAATGCTTTCTATGCCTCTTTAACCACTGGCTTTGCAAAAGCATTCAGAGATGGTTCCCTTATCGTGGATTCCTCCAAAGCATTTGGTTCCTTCGGCTACCCAGCTTGGATGGATGCTTCCGCTGCTCAGTTAGTTAACATTCAATAATCCCTGATCTATGGCTATTAAAAAAGTAGTAAAATGTGGGGCCGATGCTTACAACTTTATGGACATCACTACGATGTTCACAGTTGCTAAGGGGGAGGAAAAAGAAGTTGGCCCTGAGATTTATGGAAGTAAGATTTTTCAGGAAGCAGTTACATCGGGGCACATTACCCTGGTAGACTCTGCCCCTGGAGATACTGCCACTGAAACTCAAAACCCCGCTGCCCCTGCTGTAGTACCTGCTGCTCCCGTTGAGGAAACAGTAGTTGCCCCTAAAAAAGGTAAAGGTGGTAAAAAAGCTCCGGTTGAGAACCCCGAAGTAGTAAAAATCCAATCGTTAGATTCGGATGGTTTACTTGCTTACTTGGATGAGAACTTTGAAACGGATGAAGCCGTTATCAAATCATTCATGGACCTCGGTACTGACGAAGCTAAAAAGGAATACCTTATTGGTGCCCTGTAAATAGTGAAAAGTATAGTTTATTTAAAAGGGGGAGATTCACATTTCCCCCTTTTTTGTTATCTAACCCCCCTAATCTAAACCCATGCTATTAACAACCATTATACCCCACGGGGGTGGAAGCGATATTGAGACTTTTGCAGGAGTGGTAAAGGAATATGGCCCATTAAACTATTTCCTAGCTATAACAGCAGTTGCATTCATCATATCCCTACCCTCCATTATATCCTGGATTAAAGCAATGACTAAACGTAAAGAAGATGAAAAACTATATGTTGTATTAACAGAACTAACAGAACAAATCAAAGTGTTAGTTCTTCAATACACACGATCCATCTCATACGACATGACTCAGGTTATTATAGAGTCTTTCCTAAGGAATGCCAGTAATGATATCAACCACTTTGCAAAGATCATCATTGAACAGAACAACCTAATTGCTAACCGGGATACTATTGAGGCTAGGCTTCATGCAGAGGTGGCCAACCAGTTAGAACGATTGAAAACAAGATTAAGTTTATTTGAATATAAGGGCCATCCCCTTAAATCCCTGGTTAAAGAACAATGGAAATCATCATTAGCCGGATTACTTATTAAGATCATCTATAACCCAAACATGGAGGGTTCTAAAAAAGTAAAGGATTTAGAGGAATTTGTAAATAGGAACTTCGATAATTTCTCTTACGAATTGCTTCAAGAACTTAAAACTTACCAAACTCATTAATTAGTGTATTTAGATTCTAGATACACACAATCTTATACCCAATGCAGAAAGATTTTGAAGTATATCAAAGCGCATTAAACTATAATCTCCAGTTTAGCAACATAGGTACACTACTGTTGACTGACCTACTATCCTTAGCGCTATATGCCCCGGGCAGTGCACAAGGTAGTCCCCTTGTTTCTATCTCTGGGGTTATTAATGTAACCTTTCAAACGGTAAGCTTTCCTATACCCAATTCCTACGTAGCAGGGGCTGCTGATTATGAATACATCCTGTTTAAGGACTACCTTGTAAACAACACGGTACTATGTTATGGGGGACTTCATGTAAAGGAACTCCCCCTTAGCATAATATCCATACAGAGTTTCATAGATGCAGAATTATCTACATCACCCCTATCACTATCATTTGTTGCATCAAAAACCCAATACTGGCAAGAGTTCCTAAAGGACTCATTTGTTCCGTCAATCGTTTTACCCCATATCGAATCATCATGGCCCCTATTAGGGAAAGCACTCATTGCTAAGTTGATTATTTATGATGCACTTCAAATGGCACTCAGAGGATCCCTACTGGCCTTTGCCGGTTTTACGGGATCTGCTGGGGGAGGGGGTAATGTTAAGAAAGTAACTACTGGGCCTGCAGATGCAGAGTTCTTCGATGCCTCAGCCACAATCGAGAAATTATTCAAACCCCAAGGTAAAGACAACAAAACTGCTTTTCAAATGTTGGGTTCTGATATCTGTGAACTTGCAGGTAAGTTAAGAATCCAACTTGGTATGTGTGATAAGTTAAGTTGCAACCCATCAAACTTCCTAATTGCTAAACCCGATTCTTATTACCTAAGTCAGTCTATGGGAGAAGGTACATACCCATTTCTTAATGACTACTATAACAACATAAAATAATGGCACTCATCACAGATGCCTTCTGGGCTAAATACAAATCACTAATTAATAGTGTCCATGGGGATTTCAGTCAGATGGATATCATTTGGATGAAGTATGCTGGGTCACTACAGAGATACGGGGAAGATACACCCTCTAATGATGCATTCACTCCAATACCCCTGAAGGTATTAATCATGTTTAATGTAGCAAGAACCTGGCCTGCTACCTTACCTAAACCGGGGGGAGATATAGATGCAGAATCAATGATGGTACTTATTAACCTGGCCTACTTAAAGGGGTTGGGTTATATTAGTGTTACGGGTAGCCCATTGTTAGACCCGGGTAAGGACTACTTTGTATATCAAGGTAATAACTACAAATTCGCGGGAGAGACTCCAGAAGCTCAGGCCCATGATGAGAACCTATTCTATGGGTTCATTGTATCTAGGGTTCCAACCCAAACAGGGTATACCTCCTTAAATCAGGGGGCTTAGTCATGGCAATGAAACAGGGATTCGGGGGTAGGGTAGGTATAGAGTTTGAGGGGCAATGGGTAAAACTAACCTCCCTAATGAGTCATCACTCCCATCTAATAAGAGCAGCTGCCACCCAGGGGGAACTCAACGTAGCTAAAAGGTATGTAAGGTTACTAAAATCTAATATCCGAAATGGGGGTTTAAGTTTCCATTATCCCCCCTTATCCCCAGAATATGCAAAGAAGAGAAAGGGTAACAAAATGTTTATATTCACCAAAAGCCTTCATGATGCAATAGATATCATAGAAGGCTCTCATGGTAATATAGGGGCAGGTGTCCCAGATGGAGTGGAACGGGGGGGTAGACCTATATCCTTAGAGGTAGCAGAATATGCTACTATCCTTGAGAAGGGGAGTAAGGGTAAAGGTAAACAACCCCCCAGACCAATCTTTTCAGATACCTTTAAACAAATGGGGGGTAAAGAAGCAATAGCCTTTGAAGTAAGGAAACAACTATATATACTCTATAAATTATTTGGATTTAAAATTTAATAACCATGTCAACCACCCCATTATCCACTGTCCAAGAAACCATAGAAAGGACCATATATGATAGGATAATAAAGGAATTAATAGATAAGGGTTATTCCCCAGATATCTATAATACCACTTTATTCCCTGTTGGTCCTACTGGGGTAGCAAACTTTCAAACTGCTCTCCTAGCCATTAAGAATACTAAGGGCTTTGCCGTAGAAGTATTCAATCATTCCTCTGAATTTGCCAAGGGTACTCAAAAGGTACCCCGAATTGTGATTAAGAGTCAAAACGGTATACCGGGTGCAATAGGGGGAGATCCTTCTACAGACTACCTGGATATGGGTTCATATTACCAAGCCCAAGTACTACCCCCCCAAACCACTGACTACTTTTTAGACGTTAGGCTTATTGCTGCAACGGTTGCTCAAGATAGGATACTACAGGCTATAGTAGCATTAGCTTTACCGAAGAGGGGTTACATACCAATTTATAATGATTCCACTAGAAATTTCTTTATTAGGTACATAAATTACTATGATGATGAAGATTTACCTCAGGGGTTATTACAAAAGGTTTATGGCTATGAAATCCCCGATGCTTGGGAGACTGAGCCTCAAGTTCTCCCAGACCCAATTGCTAAAATGACAGATATAACCCTTGAAATACATCAAGGTGATACTAATGCTACCTTAACAACCTTCAAGCCATGATAGACCTTCAACAAAAAGTAATGGACCATTCTCCTACAAAGGATTATACCACTGTAGACTTTGCCAATGACATTGATTCCAACTTCCAAGAACTCTTGGGGGGATTATTGATGAAGAATCAAACTGATGCTTTATCCATACCCATCCCAGCAGACTCCATTATAGAGAAGGTCTTAATCACAAAAGTATCGGGAACTCCTACAGCTGCAATAACCTATATTAAATCGGGAGATGCTGATCTACCAATCATACCTTCAGACTTAGTGGGCTTATATACTATATCCCCAGTAGTGAATATTTATTCTAACATTGCTGCAACCCTACATGCCGATGTATCTGGGGGTACTGTAAACATTAAAATCTATTTAATCACCAATTGCACATCTTAATCTAAAACCCATGAGAAAACTATTAATCCTATTATTGGGACTCATATCCCTGGCAGTTACTGCCCAGAACAACAAATCTCAACCCATACCTTTACCCTATCATTTTTTACAGTACCTAAAAGTAGATAAGTATGTATCTGTAAATGATACCATTAGTTGCGACAGTATATACGTAAGGAACAAGAATGGGGTAGGGGGAAAATGGATAAGTGTAGTATCTTCAACATCTGCCACTGAGGCTGTAGTAAAAGCTACACTCCCAGATAACACCACTTCCTATACAGTAATTGCTACAGGGGATAGTTTA